AATAGTAGTAACAAGGACAGAAGCAGCGTTGAGCGCAACAACTTCTTTCCAGAGCATGAATAATCAGTTTGCATCATCGGGACTCAGTCTTGTAGTGCCTTCTGGAGTATCGCAAATAAGTTCCATATCAATGGGAGTAAGTAGTGTTGGAACTGGAGCGGATTTCTGTTCAGGTTTCAAGTTAACGGGGACAGCCCTCCAAGAGGGCGACGCTACGTTTATGGGTCCTGCGATCGCACAGGCCGCCAGTGGTGGTACTGGGGTCGCAAACTGTGTAGTCCAAGAAAAAACTGCACTGGGCGTTACCAGCGGAAATACTTTGGACATCCAAGTCGCAGTAACGACCGCCGCGACTATCGATTCTAGCTGTACTATCACATTCGAGTAAATAAACAATGCCTGAAGGCGTTGTTTATGGTCCGCAATATACAGCTAATACAGGTTTAGGCCTTAATGTAATTGGTGATTGGTTTTATGCTTATAGCGGAGATATGGCGGCTACAACTGGTTTAGTTGAGGGATTAAATTTTACGACTGGTAAAGGTATTCATGTAGGAACTTTTCAAATCAATGGAACTGCTAATGATGCAGCACCTTCGACTGGAGACATTAGCGTTTGCGTTATTAAATTAAATGGAATAACTGTGTCGACATTAAAGACCGATACTGAAGACAGTTACAACGGACTTACTACAGTAACTCAAGAATTGCTAATACCTCCATTAACCTTAGTACAATGTTCCATTATATCTAGTGCGGCTAGTACTGATCGTTTAGCATCCTTAACTTTTAGTGGACGGATATACTAATGACACTTTCGACGGGGCCGACCCTGAATTTCTTTGGTGATCATGTATTCGCTTGGAGCGGCCTCGAAGCATTAACCGCAGGCGGTACAACCTTACTGGACTTTATCTCTCCTAATAGGTTCTATAGTGTCGTCACCAACGTCTCTCTCGATTATAGCGGATGTTCTGCGGGTGATGCTCTCTCTTGGACCGTACAGGGAAACGGAGAAGCACTGCACGTTAGCAAGTTCCTGATCATTGATGCAGGAGTCGGGCCCCAATTTCCTAACTTATACTATACTATACCACCCAATACGGGAATGCAGATCAAGGCGCAGGGCCCTACAGGGCTTATGACCGTAGTTCTAGAAGGTAAAGAGGTGCAGTGATGCCAAGAAGATCAGTAGAAATCGAAACACGACAATATCAAACGGGTTATCGGGATGGTTTTAGGGATGGCGTATCTGAAGGGCGGCGGGAAGTAGCAATAGAGGAATTTGGAGAAAGGGCAGTAGGACCACGTAGCCCAGGTAGAGCAAGAAATCAAGCACGAAAACCTAAAAGAAAACTATCAGCTTGGAACAAATACGTTAAGGCTAACAGCAAGAAGCCGCGTTTCCGATATCGTAACGGTAAACTAAATCTTAAGAAAATGGCGGTTGCGTTCAGGAAAACCCCCGCAGGAAAGAAGAAGAGGCGCTAATGACTTACGAAGCGGTACCCGATGACGTAGAGATTCAAAAGCTCACGGCGGCGCAACGTAACGCTTTATCAAGACATAGAAGGCACGAAAATATCAATACAATTTTAGCCAATGAAAATACACCTTTGTTAATAGGTGGTGTGGCTTTACTTGCAGCCCTTCCTATTTTGTATAATTTATTTTTACAAAGTTTAGAAGAACAAAATATACTTCTTACTGATCAACAAAAAGAACGGGTAAAGAAATCATATCAAATAAGTTTCCTTGCTACACCTATGGGGGCGCAGTTTTTAGGCAAAAAAGTTGCAGAAAGCCTATACAGTAGTATTGAAGGTTTTGAATTGCCAAAGGATTTTAAATTTGGTGGTGGTGGTCTAGCATGAATGTAGGCGCGATAATTGCATTATTGAAATTGGCTCAGGATGCCGAAATAACTAAACCTGCTTTCGTAAGTATTGTAAAACGCCCGACCTACGGTAAGGAAACCTCATTAACCAGAGCAGAAGAAGGCCTTGGACTGTAGTGATAATTTCTGCATTAGAACTATTGGGGTACTTTATCGCTTGGTCATTATTCTATTTTGGAATAAGTCATTATATCGCTAAACTGAGTAAGGATAAGTGGGTTGAGTGGGCGAAATCATCCGAAAGTGATGACGATCTGTTATTAATTCTTGAACCCATCATAGATGAAATAGAAGAACGTACTCATGGAATGCTAGAAACTTTTCAATCTTCTTTTTTTGGTTCTCTGGGTGCGGCTAGCAAAAAAATGGACGAGTCTACAGGCCAAAGTACAATAAAAGCTATAACCAAAGATAACCCCATAATGGGGCTAGTCGCAGAGATGTTAATGAAAAGAAGCGGCCTAGAAGGCCTCCTAAAGACCCAAAATGACCCCGAAGTAGGGGTAAAACAGCCCCAGAACAGGGCTAAACTAGGGTTAAAGTAGTACAATTATTATTATATTATAATTATATTTATATGTATAGGCTTATTTTCATTTTATTTTATTAAGTGATTTATTTTAATAATAAAATTATATTATAATTATATATAGTGGCCTCGTCTGTCTATGTGTGGAGAGATAAAATGATTTGTAAATGTTGTATAGTTTGGAAGAAAAGATTTAATCATATTAAGATGCAAATTAATATGATTGAAGAGGCCGATAAAGAATACACCAAAAATAGGTGGATGTGTGAGAAATAATGGGACGTAAGAAAGAATCTTACTATTGCCAATGTTGTGACATGCCAGTTCATCGACGCGGTTCTAAGGGATGTGTGAATGGGACGTAAGAATGAATTTAAAGTTAGTAAGGCTTTTACGTTAGGATTAGAGGAAGTAGCTTATCTTAAAATGGAATCTGAACGTAAAGATATGAATGTTTCCTTATTCATAAACCATTTAATTCGTAAAGCTATGCTTAAGGCCAGAGGAGAAGAACAGAAAGAGCGTAAACCTGCGGGACAGTGCCATAAATGTGGGGAACGTCGCGGTTACGATCTGGTTAACAATGAATGGTTATGTGAGGTATGTCAAACGGAAAAGACAGAGTTTATATCTGAGTTAATGAGTAGACAGCGTTAAGTAGCTACTCTCAATCTGCACAGCATGGTCAGACGTCGCGCCCGAGCCAGAAGAAAACCTTCGCGCTCTTTTGGAATTAATGTAATTGAAACAGGGGCCGCTTTGGCTCTTTTAGAACAGACTTCAGCAGGTTCAGCAATGAAGTCCTTTTTAGCAGGCGATCTTAATACAGGTTTAACGACTTTATCAAAGTCCGCAAAGTCAAATAAACAAGCTATAACCAAGACCCTCGTAGGTGCGTTCTTGGCAAAGGCGGCTGTACGTTCCTTTTCCCGAGGTTCGCCAGTATTGGCTAGTCTTGGACCAATTAAAGTGAGGGCATAAAAATGGCAATAGTAGTAACAAGGACAGAAGCAGCGTTGAGCGCAACAACTTCTTTCCAGAGCATGAATAATCAGTTTGCATCATCGGGACTCAGTCTTGTAGTGCCTTCTGGAGTATCGCAAATAAGTTCCATATCAATGGGAGTAAGTAG